AAAAGCAAAAATGCTTTTGCCTAGGTAAACAAAGGTACAAGTGCCCCCCTCATCCACGCAAGCCTAGTGCTTTGCGGACGGGAGCGGGCCCTTTCCTTGTTGTGCGTTGTGCAGGCGACTGCACCATTCCTGGGTCATCGAGGTCTTCGTAGCTGAGGTATACTTCCGACCACTCAGGGCTGCCACGCGGCAAACGTCTAAGGGACCGATCACCTCGTGCACCTTGGCGGGGACCGAAGCAATGATGTCGTCCCCCACTACCAAGGTCTTGATCTCGTCCATGAGTCTCGGCTCCACCACCTTCTTGTCGGCCAACGCCTGTGTCACAAAGAAGATGAATTCCACTCTCGTCAGCACGTTCTGAATTTCCAACGTATTCATCAATCCGGACGCTAGTAGGGCGTCGTACTCGCAGAGCGTCCCTTCCGCGAGTACCAAGCAGTTTAACTGGTCCCACAAGACTGCCTCCAGACGGTCGAGGTCCCTCTTGCTCATGTCAAAGTGCAGACTGTACCAAGCCTTCGCATAGTGCACGAAGTAGATCTTGAACGACCGAAATCTCGTGAGGTCATTGCTCTCAACGTCGGCGCAAAACATCTTCACATCCTTGCCCTTTGCCGGAATTTTGAGCGTCGCAACAAGCGGCTCCACGTCGCTACGGCGCTCCGGTGTAAACCCGGCCCCGTATCCATTTGTGATTCTGTTTCGCGACATCGCAGCGCACAGCGTGTTTAGGACCATCTTCAACTCCGTTGCGCGAACGATGTCCGAGCAAAAGAACACGCGCGTCTTCTTCGGTCCGAGGAAGTACTGTGCAAATTCCTGTACCGTGTCCGCGCCCTCAACCGGCAACCCCGCATGCCAATGGTACACACTTCCTCCCACGCTCGCTTCCAACGCCTGCTCACGGGTGCACCTCACAAGACCCTGCTCTCCTGCCTGCCTCAGCATGCGGTCAAACTCCACTCTCGTCTTCTCGGACAACAACCACCCTATTGTCGGGCGAATCTCATCCTTCAGCGACGCTGCCACAACAACCACAGGCCGCGTTCCTTTTCCTTCCAAAGACCCTCGCACCTCAGCTGAATACCGAGTGAACACATCATCCTTCCCGTTGAACTCCGCCATGTAGTCGCCCTTCTGCGCCTTGCCCTCAGAGCGGGCCAATCCTGCGTTCAGGGGCCAGCCAGCCGACCGAGTTGGGTCCATGCCATGAACTCTGGTCCCGGCGATCCCGGCAAGAGCCTCTGTGTGCGTCAAGAACGGGACTCCTCCAGTGCGCTGCGTCCACACCGGTGGGCCAAGTCGCTTCGCA